TACCATATGGCATAGGCTGCTGCTGACACTGAAGCAAACAAACAAATGCAGTACAGATAGTGGCCTTTGTATTTTTTAAGAAGGGGAGATTATGGATGAGAAACTGACGTATAATGAAAAAGTTTTTATGTGTATTGGTGCCATAGTGGCTAACCCGTATTTGGAGGGAGCATCATTTGAGAGAATATCAGATACCCTCAGATATAATATAGAGATAGTAAAGGCGGCTTGTAAGTATTTGACGCCTGATAACGCTAAACAAAAAGACATAACTAATTATTGGATGGTTCAGAATTCCATAGCATGTAATAATAAAAAAATAGTAGGGTAGAATATTTTAATTAAATAGTTAGTGGGTGATGTTGTGAACCAGTATAATATAAAAATACCCCCCCCACAAAAACGGATGTTTATAGATATGTTGATTGAGTATCGGAATAAACATTCAATACATCAACACACTGTAGACGCCATTGAGGAGATACGACATCGCAGTAAAAAAGGTAGATTTGTGGAAAACAGTACAGGAAAGGTCACTGGCAGTAAGTGGTCAAGATGTAAGTGGGTTTAGATGGGACCCAATTGACCTCAAACTGGCCCAAGCCATGCTCACGGGGGCAAATACCCCTCTTGCACTAAAGGAAGAAACAGACATACCACAAACTGTCATAAAACACCGCCTCCTCGACCCAGTAAGGGCGGCGTGGATATCACAGCAACTTGAGAAGTGTGTGGGCGACAGACTGGGCCAGGTCATGGCCGCTGTATACAACCGATGTTTAAGAAGTGGGGACCCCCAAGCGGCTGCCCTATTACTGAAACAATATGGGAAGTTTGCACCTGAGAGGAAAGAGGTGCTACATAAGCACCACATGGACCTGACTGGTATAACTGAAGAACAACTAAACAAACTTATTGAGCAGAAACAGCGTGTGTTAAATATAACTGATGTAGAGTTTGAGGTAAAAAAGGATGACAAGACAGGAAAATGAGGCCCTCTTCAGGCTCCTGGAAGAAAAGGAACGCCGCAATAAACTGTGCCCTATAGCCAATTTAATATGGAACCCTAATGGGCAGGCATTGGCGGCAAAACTCGTTGAGGAAACAGATATACTGTTATTCTGCGCGGGAAACCGCTCAGGCAAAACGCATTTTGTGGTGGCAGAAGTTGTGGCTTCCTTACTTGGGTACAGACCTTGGATGGTACCCGGCTTCAAAATGGTTAAGGACACCAGCGGCAACCCAAAGTTTCCTGAGAGGGATGAAATGCCCACAGGGTCGTGGGTTAAGAGAAGTGATGGCCTGCCTATACAGCACCCAGCTACAGTGTTGTTTGTAACTGGGCTGCCGCTGAGCAAGGGGTTGAAGGTACTTGAGAAAAAGTGGCACGAGTTAATCCCAAAAGGTGTTAAATTTGATAGGTACTCTGGGCAGTGGGGTGTTATGGCTAAGGCCACACTTCAGGAGTCAGAGTTGATATGTGCGGCTGATACACAGAGCGTACAGAGTTTTGAAGGTGCCGACTATGACGTTGCCTTTTTTGATGAGCCTGTACGCCGCAATGTGTACACAGCCATTAAACGTGGGCTTGTTGATAGGCGTGGACGTATTGTTTGGTCTATGACACCACTCAATGATGCGCGATCGGCATGGGTTGCTCGTGATATTGTGTTAAGTGAAGATTGTAGGGATGATGTAAAGGTAGTATATGGCAGTGCTTCTGACAATAAACACGTAGATCAGGTTGCTTTGGCAGCTTTCCTGAATGATCCGTCTATGCCTGAAGACGAGAGAAGGGCACGTAAAACCGGTGAGTTCGGGAGCATGGGTAATAAGATAGTGTCTACATTTGATGAGGCCACCGCTGTTATCCCACCAACAGACCTCCCACCAAACATTCCCAGGATATTATGTGCTGATCCACATCATAGTAAGCCGACGTGTTTAATATGGGTTGCATTGCTGTCTGATGAGCACTGGATTATCTACAGGGAGTGGCCAACAGTTCCCATACACACACAGGGCGTACCACGTATGTCAATATCTGATCTTGCCGCTAACATAAAAACAGCGGAGGGTAAAGAAAATATAGTTTACAGGGTTTGTGATCCTCAGTTTGGGCGGCAACATGGGATGAACCTGGGGGTTAGGTTTAAGTCATTTCAAGAGGAGATGGCGGAGTATAGCCTCTACTTTGACACGCACGTGGACAATTGTATTGAACGGGGTATTGGTGCTCTACGTGATGTGTTTAAAGAGTCACCAGAGACAAAGCATCCTAAAATACAGATATTCAACAACTTAAAGAATACCATTAACTCACTTGGGTTGTGGTCATATGAGGACACCCCAAGGGGGGACAGGAAAGTATCTGAGAAGATGAAGGATTTTTGTGATTGTGTCAGGTATACAGTAATGTATAACCCGTCAGCAAACACAGATGATGTTGGTGGACACAGCTATTTAGAAGAGGATGACGAATGAAGCAGAGGTTAAACGATTACTGGATGGATTTTTGGTATGTTCTGATAGGAGCGGCTGCGGCCATTTACTTATTCCCAGGCTGTAGCAGCACTGAGGATATAAAACTTGGTAGTAAGGTAATACTTGATACAGTTACAGAACATGGTGTTGATGTTTTAAGTAAGGCCACATCAGGCGACTGGATTGGTACATTACTTGCTATTGGTGCTGCTGTTATTGGTGGGGCAGGTACTTATTTTACAGCGCGTAAGATAAGACAGAACAGAAAGAATAAACAATGTTCAGAAAAATAATGTATTTTCTCGCTATTGTAGTCTTTTTTGCGTCAGTTTATGTATTTTACCAGGGTGGCTTCACACTACAGAGTCAGGGGAAGTTTGCGGGTAAGCTGTATCAGTTTCAGTGTGTCCTCAAAATGCAGGATGAGGTTGAGCAGAAGGTTAGTATTTTGGAGTACAAACGTTCGTGATAAATATACTCACCAATAACAAGTCCACAGAGTATAAGGACGTTATACGCAAACTGGCACACAGTGTTGGTGAGGAAGTGTGTGTACTTGAGGACACCCCACAGAATGTGACACGGTTGTTTGATGGTGCAAATTACGTAAACGGGCGCACCATATTGTTACGTCCAACGTTTATACCCCTCCCCAGTTTCTTTGATGAGCTGGACTACTACTATAATCAAGGGGTGTTTGTTATTACCCCCCAGGCGTACAGGGCAGTGTTTAATCCTGGAGAGACCACACCGTATAAGATGGCCCCACACGGGATAGGTCATGACTTTGCTGTGATACAGGTTATGGGTCAGAGTAACTACATACTCCCACGTGGAGCACATTGGGACTACTTAGAGAAGAAGGAGTGCAATGCCATATACAGAATCGAATCTCGATTTTATGGAGACTTTGAACAGGGGGTCTCAATCAGAAGCTCCCTTGGAGACATCATACCAGGAACTGGGAAGGGTGGCCAAATCACTTTTCTGGGGCGAGACGGTATCGGTGGAGATACAACAGTCTGTAGAAACACACAAAAGCGGCTCGCAAGAGCAGCAATAGAGGCATTAAGAATATGGTTAAAGTAGCGGTTTTACTACGGTGCCACAATAGAACGTGGCAGCTTGAGGGGACTTTAAATCAGTGTCTTCTGGATATGCCCAAACAGGGTGTGAATACTCAAATTGTGTTGATGCCAGACAAACCCACGCCTGAGGTACAGCACATTGTGGATACAGTAAAGGGACAAGACAGAGTACACGTTGTTCTGCCCCCACCCTGTAGTGAACACAGGTGGGCCAAGACTGGGATGGAGGGGCTCAATGTGGGTATGGACTATATTGATAAGTGTCTGCCCCATACAGAGATTATACACTTCAGAGATGATGATGAGATGCTGGGTATTGGCTGGTCCTCTCAGTTGTTGAAGTGTCTTGAGGACAGAGACACACTGGCCTGGTTGGCGGTGTCCCTGTATGTGTGGCAGGACTTAGAGGGTGAAGAACCTATAGTAAATCTCAATCAGATGCACTACTCCCCTATATTTTTCAGGTATATTAAGGGTGACAGGTTCCCAACAGATGGTAGAAGTGTACAAGTAACTACACAAATACAGAAGAGAATACTGCGAAATAAGTACAGAAAGCGTACTTTGCCCTTCTACTTGTACGACTATGGTGTCACTAATTACACTGCGTTACAAGTAAAAGAGATGGTAGGGCGCATGAATGCTGCGGGTAAGGATGATAGATACACCAAGGCGTTTACTGATATACCTACATTGATGGAATTATCCTACATCCTCAGAGAGAATATACCCCCAATAGAGATGATAAAAACGCAATTACGTAAAAAAGGAATGTTGGCATGAAGCAGAACCCACTCAGTATAAAAGTATTACAGAGCTTAGACTTACAAGCACACAAGCATGACATAAAGCGGATAACTCAGGCTATTGAGCTAGAGAAGGGTAATAGAGGGAAGTGGTCAACGAACATACGGAAAGTGAGGAAACTTGTAGATGGTACGGAAAAAAGGAAACATAAGCCGTGGCCCAATGCGTCCGATACGTGCATTCCCCTCATTAAACGGCAGTTACGGAGATGGAAGCCTTCACTCTATAACTTGTATGCCCTTGCTGACCCATTATGTGCCTTTTACGCCTCAGATATTCAGGGTCTTGAAATGGTCGAACCCGCTGAACGCTTCTTCGACTGGTTGGTAAAGGTCCACATGGACGACACAGATGATCAGATACAGTATCTTGTCAACTATATTGGTAGGGATGGGAGTGGTTATCTTGGTGTGTCGTGGGATTACAAGACTTCAGTACAGTCACGTATAGTGTCTGTTGAAAACATCTTCCCTGAGGGATTACCCAAAGACCCGCAGCAGATCATGGGTGTACTTGTTGCACAATATGAACTGAACGTTGTTGACCAGCGTGTTGTGGAGATGCTCAACATTGCCACACAAAAGATACAGGCGGGTGCCCCGTTTGTGCAAATAAGTTATGATAAGGTTGTTAAGAACAAGCCCAAGATTATAACATATGATCCCACTTTTGTCGTAACTCCCGCACACAGTTCCTCAGCACATGAGGCTCCATGGGTGGCCATACTACATGAGATGACCAAGAACGAGCTTTTGCAAAAGGTCAAAGACGGATTCTTTATGGAGGAGGCTGTACAGAAGTTACTTGAGAATGCTAAGGGGAATATTAATGACACTCCTCCCAGCTCCCCTCAGGCGAGCACAGAGGGGCCATATAACAAGAATACTCGTCTACAGGATGCTGGTATATGCTCTACTAATAATAACTACCCTGTGTATCAGGTTTACTGCCACATAGACTGGAATGGGGACGGGATAAAGGAACGGGCAGTGCTTTGGTATACAGATAAAATGGGTGCCCCTGAGGTGTTGGCTCTTTTCCCATACTCAATGTCTATGGATCACTGGCCTATATTCAGGTTTGATTATGAACGTACAGAGCCGGGCCCTTATTTGTCACAGGGCATGGGCCGTATGTTAATGCCTCTTCAGAAACAACTGAATAAACAGTACAGAGCACGATCAGACGCCATTGATATACAGCTTGCACCGGTCTTCCAGAAGCGGATTACAGGTGGATTACGCAGTAGGAATATCAAGTGGGGTCCAGGTAGGGTAATTGACGTTCAGGAGATAGGAGACCTGGCTCCGGTGGAAAAAAGTGCTTTTAATCTGCATGAATATTTAAACTCGGAAAGTGTAATAGAGAACTATGCCGACACACTGGTAGGCAGCCTTGTTAATGACCTCCAGGCAACTGGGAAGAAATTAGAGAGGCGCACTGCTACTGAGGTGGGGCAAGTGTCTCAGACAAGTGAGGCCATGGCGAGCATGGACTCTGCCTGCTTCCAAAGTACAATGCGTCTTGTATGGCAGGCATTGTGGCAAATGTGGTTGGATTTTGGTGACCGCGAGATATATTATCACATCACCAACGAGAAGACACCTGAGCTATTTAAGAAGGCAGATTATGATAAGAACTTTCAACTTATGCCAACAGGCACGCCGGGTAATACTAATAAGAACAACCAACTGAGAAAGACCATGCAGCTTTTGGAGATGGCTATGAATGATCCAACGAGGAGCTTCAACATTCCATATTTAATTCATAGAGTTGCCACACTTATCGACGACCGCATGGCTGATGCAGCTCTAATGCCTCAGGCTCAACAGGTTGCGATCCAGACAATACAACAAGCCGCTAAGTTAATTTCTGCCGGTGATCTGCCCCCAGACACACAGGCGATGTTGACATCGGGTGCTGCTAATATTGAGAAACAACAAGGAGGTTCGGCGTAGGGGGGCCTGAGAAAACAGGTGTCGAACCTCCGTTTATAAAGGAGGCCTCGTGTCTAAAGAAAGTTTGAAGAAAGAGTTAGAAGGAATTACAGATTTCAACACCCGCGCTAAGAGGGTGAACGCTATTAAAAGCAGTGGTGGGGAGTTTGGTGATATGTTCCAACTTGAACTCGACGACGTAAAAGAGAGAGTTACTAATATGATGTTGCAGTGCAAGGACAACAATGAGTTGGCAGGTGCGTTGGTACACAGATTACAGGGAATTGAGATAGCCAAGGCATGTGCGTTTACTGCCTGGGAATTACAAGAAAACGTAAAAGAAGAAGGAGAAGAAGACTAATGTCGGAATCAACCCCCAATGAACAAACAGCTCCCAATAAAATAGAGACAAGAATAAACAAATTATATGGAGAGAAAATGGCGGCACAGGAATCCGCTAACTCCTTTAAAGTAGAAAATGACGAACTGCGTACACAGATGCTCGACTTACAGGAACAGGTAAAAGGTCTTCAGATCACAGAACCTGACGCCACCCCCAAACCAACAGTTGGTGAACACGTCGCTGAAGGTTTTGATGTGGCAAAGCTCCAAGGTATGATCGAAACATCTGTAGGAAACGTGCTCAGTAAGGGCAAAGAACAGGCGCAGAAACAAGAGGAACTCCGACAAGCACACGTGAACTCATGGGGAAGTGCAACTGAAGAAATGGCAGAGCTAAAGGATAAGCAGTCAGATTTGTACAAGACTGCTCAAAACATCTGGGAACGAGACCCAGAACTAAAGCAAAGCCGCAACGGACCCTATAAAGCCGCAATGATGGCAAGAGGAATCGTAGGAGGTACAAGCAAGTCAGGTTCCGAGATAAACGCTGCACAGCAACAACAGACCATCAACACAAATATAGGTGTTGATAATATTGATGCTGCAATTGTAGAACTCGACAAAGAAATTGAGCTCCACAAAGAGCAACTTAGTAGACCAACTGGGGGGAATGTTGGCAGCGTATGGATGAAGTATAAGGACCTTCAAGCAAAGAAGGGTGAACTTATACGAAAACAAAAAGGTAATTAAAAATGGCAGTATTACAAACGTGGGATGAAATTGTTGCAGCAACACTGCGCAGTGACGCAACCATCCGCGAGGAACTTCAGGATGCAATTCATAATGTTGATCCGTTCAGGACTCCTCTTTTATCACGGCTCCGTCAGGTGCCGATTGATAACAATCATGTACAGTGGCTGACTGACTCTTTTAGAGCAGCTGCTACTAATGCTTGGTTGGAAGGTATTGCGTTTACAGCGCAGGCTCTTACTACACCAAGTAGGTCGTCTAACACAACTCAAATCTTTTATGATGGTGGGTCTGTTTCTGACCGTCAGAAGGTTACAGGACACGCTGGAGTTGCTGATCCTATTTCATATTATGAGGGAAAAGACCTCATTGAGATGAAAAAGGATATGGAGTTGGCTCTTGTAAAAGGTTCTGCGGCAACTGGTTCTTCTAATGTTGTATCCCAACTCGGTGGATTCATGAACATTGTTAGTACCAATAAGACTTCAACCAGTTCAGTCACACTGACTGAGATAATTTTCGGTAATCTTTTGGAGATGGTGTGGGATGACACGGATGCAATGCCTACTGATGTCTACGTTGGACCAAAACTCAAACGTACCATTAGTGGATATAGTACTGACGTCACTCGTAACATCGCGGCTGAGGAAAAACGTCAACTCCTCATCGTTAATCAGTACGACTCCGACTTCGGGGCCGTTAACATTCATTTGCACAGGGACATGACGAGTTCTGAAAGTGCTTGTGATTTACTCTGCATCGATCCTAATTACTTTGCCACTGGTTGGTTACAGCCTCTGAAAAGAGAAACGCTGACTCGTGATGGTAAGAGAGATCGTTATCAGATTTCAGGCGAGTTCACTCTTCTGTACGGAAACGAGAAAGCGGCAATGGCGGCTGCTCATCTTAATCCTTACGTAGGTGGATAGCCACTTTGCCTGGGTGTCTCATTGGGGCACCCTGGCACTTTTATGGGAACTCTGCCCCCGCTGGGAGGCTCAGGCCTGCAACTGAGGGAACGGCTGACTTGATCCCCAGCCTCCCCAAGTAACGAATAATATCAGATAGTCCCAGCATTTTTTTTTAAGGAGAAACATGGACACTATACAAGAGTTAGAACACTGGGTGGAGTTTCGGTCGAAGATTAGAAATAGAGTTGAGCGCACACGTGTGCGGCGTATCATTGAGAAGCTAAAGAAAGAGTTTTTAGCACTTAAAGCAAAGACTCCAATGGATCTTTTGAATGAGTATAAAAAGTATAAAAAGGGTAAAAAGTTAGACCCTGTAGTGTATAGTGCACCAGCCATAAAGTCTGTTGTGACTCTTAAAACCAAATCCACGAGCCACAAAGAATAATATGCCACACGAAACACACATTCACTTCAAAGGTAAAGGTGTAAGAGATTTCTTAGAGAATGTTGCCCTGGCGTGGAAGGCACGGTATCCACAGAGAGCAAAAGAGTATTTAAGAGTATTGAAGCAAGAGCAGACAGTCTTGGTGAACCCTACTGGCATGTCCAAGAAGGGTAACTTACGATATACTGGAGCCATACCTGAGGACATATTCACACTGTTAGAGAATAAGTATCCGTATTTTTTCAGAAGCCCTCAGAACATGAGGGCCTTTCAAGATGTGTTTATGCAGGGATTTGCCCCTGAGAGCATCATAAGGAGATAACATGTCAGAGATTAAAACCCCTATTAGTGTCTGTATAATTGCAAAGAATGAAGAAGAGAATATCAAGCCCTTCTTCGACAGCTTCAAGGATATTTTAACCCATCCTGATGACGAAGTAGTCCTTGTGGACACAGGCTCAACAGATAAGACGGTTAAAATAGCAAAACAGTATGGTTGGAAGGTGATAGACCGTTCCGATCTGTGTTCAAAACAACTCGCAGTAGACGCCAAAAACAAACTTGGTAAAGTTTTTGAGGAATATGGCGGACACGCCCACTTCAAAGACGGGATACTTACATCGTTTGCAACAGCCAGACAGGCTGGTTTTGATGCTGCAAAGAATGACGTGTGTTTTTGGATAGACTTTGATGACGACTTGGTTAATGGCCATTTGTTACGCGGCATAGTTGACCACATTACAGAGCAAAGTGCAAAACAACACAGGAACTTTGCATTATTTCTCCGGTATGACTACAGCTTTGCCGATGATGGACAGTGCAATACTATTCTGTGGCGTGAGCGTGTGGTCAGTAAGAATGGTTTTAAGTGGAAAGGGGGTTGCCATGAAACCCTAATACCGCTGACACCTGATTATTTAATGGCGCGAGATGTTAAGTGTCCTGTAGTAATTCGCCACAGAGCACCTAAACAACACCAGTTTAGTGACTTACGTAACTACATTATACTGAAAAATGACATACTGAACAAAAATGATCCCCGTACTATGTTCTATATTGCCAATGCGTGTAGAGGGTTGAAGCTCTTTACCGAGGCTATTAAGTGGTACAAGGAGTTTATTCCACAGAGTGGTAATAAGGACGACATACTATCAGCTCAGATAAATCTGGCCTACTGTGTAGCGCAGCAGGGCGACAGGTGGGCAGCCATTAAGGTGTGCCTTGATGCTCTAATGACCTCAACTGACAACCCCGTCATATACTACACACTTGCAGCTATATGGGGTGAGTTGGGCCACTGGAAAAACGTTGTAAACTGTGTTAAACTGGGAGATCAGTTTCAGTTACAGGATACACTACATGCTGTGGACCCAGCATCAATTGGGTACCAACCAGCGTTGGCACTGACACAGGCATACAGAAACTTAAAGCAACCAGAACTGGCTCTTCAAGCTGCTGACCGACTGATAAGGTGTAAACAGGACGACTTTAATGTTAAATTGGTAAATGACTTACGTCGGTGGGCATACGCAGAGATAAACTCTAACAGGCTGCTGGCCACACTACACCAAGCTGATAACCCAGCAGAGGCAATTAAACACTTTAAACTGTCTCCACACTTAATGGACAGAGGTATTGTTCACAAAGAGACAAAGAGTCCTGGACACAGCAGCAGTAAAAAGACAATAGCTTTTTTCTGTGGACAGTCAGCCACAACGTGGGGGCCCCCAGGCGGAGAGAAGGGTGTGGGAGCCAGTGAGAAGATGGTGTATGAGGCCGCTAAACGTCTTGTGAAAAAAGGCTTCAACGTACAGGTGTACTGTAGACTGAACAGACCTGAGGGTGTATGTAAAGAGGGAATAAACTGGTGCTACAGTGGCAGGTTTAACCCCAAACTGTACAGAGACATTGTTGTTATATGGCGTATGCCAGACATGGTGCAGAAGATGGACATCGAGTGTTCACAACTGTATGTGTGGATGCATGATGTGGGCAATAATGGTGTATGGACGACACCAATGCTGAGTAAATTGGATAAGGTTTGGTTCTTGTCTGACTATCACAGAAGCCTCCACCCTGCTGTACCAGATGACAAAGTGTATATTACACGTAACGGCGTGGATTTAGACAAGCATCTGTTCACCAGTGGTCATAAAAAGAAAAAGATTGTGTACTTCTCCTCTCCTGACAGAGGTTGGGTAACTGCAATCAAAGCCTTTAACAAATCAAAGCTATATAAAAAAGGATATGAGTTTCATATGTTTTATGGTTTTGGGGAACTGTGGAAACAATTGGCCTCAGAACAAGAGTACGGCCACATTGTGGAGCTGAACAGGGACATGCGTTTCTATGCGTATGAGTCTGAGTGTAGACAGTTGGCCATACAGAGTAAGGGTGTTGTGTACCGGGGTGCTGTTGGTTGGGGCGAAATGGCAAAGGAACTAAGGACGGCCAAGATATGGTTGTACCCTACACAGTTCCAAGAGATAAGCTGTGTTGCTGCAATGGAAGCAATGGCGGCTGGATGTAAGATAGTGGCTACTGACTTTGCCGCACTAAAAGAAACACTAAAGGACTACCCAGGATGGCACAAGACCACCGGGGCAGACGCCTCTAATATCCTCCTATCAGCAGCGAGGGATAATACGGACCCCCTGAAGCTGGCAAAGTTTGCCAAGAAGTTTAATATGGACACGTTGATTAACAGTTGGGATGCTGATTTATTTAGGGGGAATGATGGCGACGACAACCTTCGGCCAAGCGATAATTGCGGTGCAGCGGAAGACAGGGAGGAACGATTCGGGTTTTGAGCCCCGTATTCGTGAGGCGGTAAATGCAGCTATAAGGACATGGGCCAGGATTATACCATGGCCCTCCCTTGAGAAATGGGGAGAAGTTACATATGAGGGGGGCGGGTTTCTATACCTCCCAGCAGATGTAAACAAAGTAATATGGTTACTGGACAAGACCAATCAGAACTCGATGGAGCAGAGCCAGGACACCTGGGACAGAGACGCTCCAAGCAGCCTGTGTCAAGATACTGTGGGGACCCCGTATGAGTTTGAGGACAGAGGTATGTCCCCTACAATTACTACTGTGTCTGGTCCTATGGTGGCTTTCTCCACAGATTCAGATGATGTTATTGGTGTTTACTTTGAGGGTATGATAAGTCCAAGCATATCCACTTACTCCCTATCCAGTGCATTTCACACCTACCACGGCATTAAAGACATAACCCTTAACGGCTGCACTCCAGTTACATGTTCACAGATATTCACCAGTTTATCCTCAGCGGGGAAGACGGCAGACAGTGATGGTGCCATTATACTTCAATGCAATGGACAAACTGTAGGCATAATCGGCCCAATGGAGAACCAGTCCACGTACCGGAAGATTAAGATAATGAATATTCCAGCAATTGGGACTGTGTTTAAGTACAAGTCATACTGTGACCCATGCAAACTGACAGACACCAACCAACCAGTACCATGGTCTGTGGATTATGACTTCCTCGTATGGAAAGCGGTGTCCCAGATATTGTGGGACTTGCGGGAGACTGACAGGGCCTTTGCCGCTGAACGTCAGGCGGGGAAGATAGCACAGCAGCATATTAAACGTGAAGAGATGTTTGGGGGCGAGGGTGGCCGTGTTCAACCGGAGGACATGGAATAATGGCGGACTTAGAACTAAAACTTGAACAGGCAATAGACGTGACTGGGGGTGTCCACAGTAATGTGGAACCCTACTACTTGGAACAGAATCAACTCCACTACCTACAAAATGCTGACCTTGGTGAGTTGGGCGCGAGGCGTAAGCGGCGCGGGTGTACCAGTTATGGTGTAGAGGGTACTGAGTGTGGTGGACTTGCTGCTTGGGTATATAAAGACTTATCGCGTAAAATGGCAGGGTATTGGAATAATGAAGTGTTTGTCACTGACGGGGACTATAGCTGGTCCCAACTTGGGACGGGTATCAGCCTTGTTACTGAACATTACCTCCACGGCACATATGGCCGCATACTCCAACACTTAACAGCCTCAGCTACCTCCACAGCAACATTCTCTACTACATGTCAGTTTATTCATAGTGTGTATGAGAGCACTAGTAATCCCACTCTATCCAACCTGTCCATGCTCCCTGAAAACGGGCTTGGGACAATGCAAGCCTCTTTTCACCCACGGACAGTTGAGTGGTGGCAAGGGAGGTTGTGGTTGGGGGGGTGTGTGGATGATGGTCTATACGCTGATGCCATATATTGGTCTACTATATTCGATGGTGGAAGTCTTGACCTCAGTAATAATGTACGCATTGACGCTGAAAAGGGTGAGGGTATTGTAAAGATACTGCCCATACGTGACCAGCAACCCAGATTATATGCATTTAAAAATCACTCCATTCACGCCTTTGATGTTGTCTGGACGAGTGGGGCACAGATACCTACAACAGAGAACACAATTGACGCCATTAACTCCAAGGTAATGCCCATCTCTACTGAGATAGGTGCAGCAGCCCCCAACTCTATTGTGTATGCTGGTGGTGCGGGGGATAGTGACGTATTCTTCTTGTCCTATGATGGGGTCAGGTCTATGAAGAGGGTTGAGGGAGACGTGGCTGGTGGTGTGGGATCACCAATTAGTGACCCTATTAAGGATATTATAGACCGCATTAACTGGACAATGGCTGAAATTGCTACAGCGGCTGTGTATGACTTCAAGTTATACATGGGCATACCAGTTGACGGGGCGGCATATAACAATACCACTATTGTATATGACCTGGAAAAGAAGAGGTGGATAGGGGAGTACACACTGAACCCTATTGACTTCCAGTGCGCCAATTTTGACGCATCAGGGGAGAAACTGTTCAGTGCGTGGCACAGTGCAACGTCTGAAATAGTAGGGCAGGCCACCACTGTAACATATGGAATCCACGTCTTTAATTTACTTGACGCTGATTCTGTAACAGACCCTGGTAGTGCCACTATTGAGTACATTGAAGAAACACCCGCATATAAGTTTGGACACCTTGGTAAACGTAAGAGGTGGAACTGGTTGGAGTTAGAGTTCACACCTGCCACAACGACAGTTACAATTGCTGTGTATGGGAAAATAGAGGACCAGGAATATCACTTGATAACTTATATGGGAATAGAGCCAAACTGGGTATATCCCATTCTCCCAGCACAGTTGCCTTGGGATTTGGCTAGTTCAGCTAAGAGTATTGAGAAAGTGAACCTTATGGACCTTGAGCCGGGTAAGACGTTGCAGATAAAACTTATAACAGACAGCCCTGGAGCATTTGGTACACGTACCACACGTCTCACAGCCTGGCCCTTAGAGGAGATATGGGAATAATATGTCATTAGACTTAAACATACATCCTGAATACGTACCCGCGCCTGGTACCACAATGGTAGCGGCTGCTGTACAAAAAATAATTGATGATGCTGCTGTGAATCTAACCGGCTCCCTTATAAACACAGGCCCCTTTGACACAGCTACAGAGCGCAGTACAGACTATAAACCCTCAGTCCAGTCTATTGTGGACACTGAGATTGCTGTGGCACATGTTACTGAGATGTCATTAGGCAGTACACTGTTCGACCACATGTTGAGCAAGGGAGGCGTGTGTCATCTTAACCGTGGATATAGTGGAGATGTTACAAAGGGTATGCCAGTAATCCACCAGTACAACCTTGGACCAGACCTGGCCCTTGGTAGTAACGTCACAATGATTAACTACAAAAATGCACACAGTGGGTATAACTTCCCAGTAGTCCATGGGGATTTGAAGGGCCTCACTGAAACTGTGGAGACAACACTTGAGTGTGGTGTGTCAACACCTAACAGTTTTCCACCTATACTCATAGCTGCTGAAGACTCTGCGGCGTCACTACTGCCACTTGAAGTTGTGTTTAAGGGAGAGGTTGAGGTGTTGGTACACGTCAGCCAGTCTGACACAGTAGACAATGCACTGTACGCAATACACCACACAGACATAGGGGGTAAGTATTACCAGATACCCGTGGCCTGGAATGGTGTAAACACAGGAACCACACATATGTATGTGCCCTGGGGTCTCATTAAAAGTGTGGACACCTCCACCTATACCGCTGTAGCCACACCGCAGATGTCAACAACACACAGTTTGGCTACGCAGAACTACTACGTTGCACAAGCATTCTTTTGGGGGGAGCCATGTCTGTAAGTTTTTTACCTGGATACGACTTTGAATATAATGAAGAGGTTACATCAGAGAAGCTACGTAAATGGATAGCGGGTACAGCAAACACTGCTACACTGGTAGCTGCTGATGTGGGCCTGTCTGATGATGACACGGGTATCGGACTCAATACTACATCCACTTGGAATTCTGGTGCGTCTATGGGGGCAATCACATTCAATAAGAACACGGGGTTTGTGGAGGTCACTACTAAGTGGGGGGCCGTGCCTGTGTTTGGTACACAGGGGGGTCTGTTCACCAGTAGACTTAGGGATGATAGACAGGCTGCGGGTGCGGCATTCAACTACCTCTTCGCAGGAAACAACCCACTTACTGTTGGTGTGGAGTCTGGTTTAACGGCCACACTCCCAGCAGCTAACTACACGTTGGGCACAGGCTATGACTGCTTTGGTGGGAATGATTTAATTGGGGCGTGTGCTGCTGCTGGGTATACACTGAACAGGGGTGGGAAGACGCTTACCCGTTATCCCAATAATGCAAGACACAGTATCGCAGGTACTTACCAGGCAGATAGTTGTGTCAGTTTGGCGGCTTCTGTGCACAGTTTGTATAAAATTGGGGGGGTGGATACTCTCCGTTATGATATGGTTGTGGGTGGTGGTGGGTACGAGTTTGAGAGATCTGAAGTAACATCTCTTACAGGGTATACAACTACAACCATGTTTCCTGAGATTGTACACTATAATTGTAGTATTGATTTTGATTATAGTGCTAATCTTGGGTTTTTATATACTGCGGGGACGACACCAAAATTAGCTATGTTTAAAGACTCTGCAACAAATTTTACAACGTTCTGTACAATTGACCCTGTAACACCTCTGTATTCAATGGGTGTTGATGAAATCAATAAAATACTTATATCTGGAAACAAGGTATATGCTTATACATATTCTACAATATCCCTTTTTGGGACAGCCCTTAAAGCTAATGCACAATTTGGTGGTGATGGACACGTAGGAGTTAATGAAGAAGCTAAAGAATTTTTAGTTGGGGATGATGGGAATGTTAAATCTTTTGTTTTGGGTAACTATGTTACTGATGGCAGTGGTAGTGGGGTAAGTTTTGTACATAGCATTAACATGCCTTCTGCTGCATATGATATATATGGTGTCATATATGATAAAGATGAAGATTTGTATGTTTGTAGTTCCCCTGGATATGGTGCAGGTGTTAGGTTTATAGAAGGTAATGCAGCTACTGGAATTACAAACTTTTTAACTTATGCTTTTACTGGTTCCGCTAAGTATATACAAAAAATAGGTTTAAGATTATATGGTTTTGTTGCAGATTATTTCGATGGACATGTTATTTATTTATCCTCTGACCATTCAAGTGTTTCTAAAGTATCTGATTTACTTAATTCGGGGGAGAGAGGTTCTGGGTTTTCATGGAAAGAAAATGTTGGAATTTCAGGTAGACATAATTCACACGCAGTAAATTTATATCATACAGACGGTTCAACTGTTTCTTTGTCTGCTACAGTAGCTGTTGGAAACGAGGATTTAAGAACTGTGGGTGTAGGTAGTTGTATATATGTAACACAAGAATATAATGCTGCAAATACTTTTATTCATAGATATGATGGTTTAGGGAGTACCCTTGGTGCAGCCCCCTCCGCTTCTGGTTCTACTGGTGTGCGGGGTGAGATGTCAGGCAACGTCTGGAATATAAGTGTGAACGCATCAGGCGTATCCCACCCTACACCACAAAGGATACACCCAAACACACAATGTTTTTATGAAACAGGGGAGGATAAACTGTCAACCTGCTTATTGTATCCCACATTATCCACACCGAGTGAGGGGTTTTCAAAAGGAGGGAGCAACTTCTAATGAGTTTATCATTACAACGTGGGGAGAGTATAGGAGATACAGTCACCCGCCAACACTTATATGATTTAATAACATCCTGCACCCTCACAGGTACGGCAGATGCAGATAATGTGACAGTAAAACGGACAATGCAGATGACAGCAGTGTCCCTGCCACCTGACCTCCCAGATGATGGATGTACTTGGTGTTATGATCTCACCCAGGAGTTGTTGAAGATACCTATATCAGCAGTGGGGGCGTCCCCGTGCTCCATGTGGTTGAGTGTAGGGCCAGACGCCTGGCAGGTTCCGGTATACAATGGGAACAACTATACGCTATCTGCTGGTAGTGTATGTAGTTATAACAGTAGTGGTGTGGAGTTTGTTGGTGGGTATATACCCGACAGCAGTTCGCCACATGACTTCTTAGATGCCATGAGGGGTAGTAGCAATATTCGGGGTTATGCGGGGGTAGTTCAGCAAGACATAGCACCCGAAGGGTTTGGGCCTCTTACTTGGTATGGTTTTGCATATGTGGACGTGGACTTGAGTGGGGTGGACGTAACACTAAACAACCCACTATTCTTGACAGTGGCCACCAACTCAACCGCAATGGGGTATGCGCTGTCAACCCAAACGCCCCACAACTACCCCAATATAATTGGAGGGGTTATCTCCCACCCTACGGCTGCTGGAAGTCTGGGAGTGGTCAGGTGCCCATGTTTGTTGAGTGGGCCGTGGGCAAGTGGGATGAGGATACAAAGTGGCATGGCGACAAACGCCAGTTTACTATAAGGGGGACACATGGCGTGGTATGCGGAATATGATAAGACGTTGGAGCAACTACAGAAGCAGTTGGCTGCACAGTTAGAACAGGAGAAGGCCCAGTACGCCGCAAGTGAGGGACTGTCTGCTTTTATGAAGGAGAAGCAGGGGGAGTTGCTGACTGAACAGGGTGAGGCCCGACAAGCAGCGGCCACTAAGTACGGGGATGTACTCCAACCGGCTTTCCAGAACACATTGCAACAGGTACAGGGCCTGTCTGCGGGTATAGCCAGAGATACAGAAGTAGGGCTTCAACAAGACCCTGGATACAGAACAGCCATGGATACTATAGAGGCTGCTGGTAGTGGTGAGGGTATATCAGGAGCCATTGAGAGTGGCAGGGAAGCCTCCACAGTACGGGGGTCAGGTGGCCATGGTATGGAGGCGGTGGAACGGGAGCTTGCCTTGAACGTACAACGCCAGGCCGCGCCACTCGCCATACAGAAAAAAATAGAGGGTACACTGAGGCCATTTCAGACACAGGCAGCACAGGCTGGTATTGCAAAGACACTTGCACAGACTGAGCAGATGGGGGTGGGGGCCCAGGCCCAGTCCCTGTCCAGTCTACTGCGTACAGAGGCCAACCCGATTGAGGCACTGTCTGGGTTGTATGGACAACACGCTGGATCATTTGCACAACCAGCAGGGTCAACGGCGGCCATAAAGGCTGGGTATGCAGACTACGGCTATGAAGCACCGTTTGGCCTTGGGGATTTAATGAGGTAATGAATGTATAGACGTTTTGCTCCAAGATATCCTACTGCTCGAAGAAGAAGCCCTACCCCCTCTTTCCGTAAACCTGGAGATCCCGGCTATTCAATACGTGATAAAATACGAGACTACGAAAAAGCAGGGGTAGATTTAAAATTTGCACATAAAGACGGTGGGGGTAATATTGTAAACCGCACCTATCTGTTCATAGACCCAGGGGGAAGATTTCAGGGCGGAAGTTTTTTATCTCCACAAGCGGCACGTAAGTTTTTAAACCCAAGCACGAAACAAACAGCCCCCGCAAAAACTGTGTCTACTGATACAAGTGGCCCAGTAACTACAGACACAAGTGGCCCAGTAACTACAGACACAAGTGGCCCTGTAGACGACAACCTGTCTGGGGACACAACAGACCCAATAGCCCTTGAGCACTCCCTTACTGGTAGTGCAGCAAAGGACTACCTGGGTGACATTGCTGGTGGAGACATAGACACATCCGAACTTGAGAAAAGGATACGGACACAACAAGCAGCAGGGGGTCTTGGGTATGGTGGAGCGTCTGCCAAACAAGAGGCCACCCTTGTAGGTAGGTATAAACAAGGAGAGAGGTTACGGGCGTCTGAACAACTGGCCTCACTGTCTGAGGCAGAGTCAAAAACAACTACGCAGATAGGGCAATTACTTGGACAGTCACAGCAAGACGCAGTATCAGCGGCCACATCACAACTTACAATGCCTGCACAGACTTACGAGAGTATATTAGGGGGGAGCATGGCTGGATTAAACAGCATATTTGGACTTGGGGGATTAACGTAATGGAGATACAGAATACACAGGCGGGGCAGTACCTTGCAGGTATGGCTGAACACGGCTTTATGGGTGCCCAAGAGGGGGAATTACAGAACAGAATACGAACACAGCAGGCGTCTAGTGGTCTTGGGTATGGGGGCGTGGCTGCTAAACAAGAGACACGCCTTGTGGGTAGAGTCCGAGAGCAGCAGAAGTTGGGAGCGGCGGAGCAACTGGCGTCACTGACTGAGGCGGCGTCTATGTTGCCGACACAATTACAAGACCTGGCCGCAAAGACACAACAGTATTCAATGGAGGCGGCTCTTCCTCAGATGCTCACTCCTACGGATACATTTAGTAGTTTATATGGCGGGGCAATGTCGGGACTTAGTGGGATTTTTAATATGGGGGGTATATAATGGCTTTAATGGGATTTCAAACGTACATTGATGAAATGGCTGCGGGGGATGTAGACAGAGTAGGACTGGACTTTGCACGCCAGGCAGACACACATGAGGGTGCAATAGATGCCATTAACCAGATAGCGGCTGCCAAGTCACTGGGCATGAGCCAACTACACCAGACCTACAGTAAAGGGGCTGCTGAACAACAGTTAAGCCAGTACAGAAAATCCACACAGGACGCCAGGTCTTTTGCTGGTGGGCAGATGCAGGGTATCCACACAAACATAATGGGTGGTATGGCAGGGTGGACAGAAAATATGTTAATGCAGATGAACCCAAGTGGTGTTGGTTCAGGGGCCGCCGTGCAGGCCATGCAACACCTTGGTGCTATGCAAGAGGCTGTGAGCCTTGGAGTTGTTAAAGATTTAGCTGACCTTATGTAAGGAGACGTTATGGGTAATGTATATAGTAGTAGACTCGGACTGGGGCAGGAACAGAGTATCGGAGACTTTGCCCAGGCAATACGCCGCCTTAGTACGGCACACAAAAGGGCTACCAACATGGCTGACGCCACACGGCTACAGTTAAAATGGGCTGAAGAGACCCATACTGCACAACTTGCAAAGTACCAAGCTGACATTGACTTAACCAACAAGCGCAACGTGGCTTTACAGGATGAGCTTGGCCGTAGAGAGGAAGAGTCTCAGCGGGTAACAGGGCAGTTAAAACAACAAGAGGCCACACGTAAAACTGTGTCCACAAATGTACATGGCATGATAAAGTCATGGGAGAAGTATAAAAAGGATGGAGATGTTACTGCTAAGACCTCTTTTTATGACGCTTATGCAAACATAATGGCGGCAGACCCCAAGCAGGCAATAGAGATGGGCAGGATATTCTCTGGGCTTGTGGGGGCGGAGACTGGTTTGAAGGCGGCTGAGACTGATATAGCACATGAGATGGCACTGACAGCACAGGCGACAGCTCAGACACGGGAGTCAGGCGCACGTCTTGTGGGACAGGAGCTCACAAATAAACTACGTATGCAGGAACTGTTGCAGGATGATGCTGGGATAGAGAAATACAGAAAGTTTAAGTCTATGGTTAAGGAGAGTGCTTACAACGAGATGGGTATAACAGCACAAAAGCCTGCCATTGAGGAGGAACGGCGGATTACTATCCAGGCTTTTGATGACAAGATAAAAGTAGAAGTACAGAAGATATCTGTGGAGAAGGATAAGATGAAAGCACAGATGGATGCTGCGTCCTATGATAAGTTGGGACAGATACTTAGTGGTAAGGGTGGAGATAAAGTAGGTCTTATCCAAGCCATTGATACTTCAGGTTTGGACGCTGAGGGCAACGCTGCAATAGAAGAGATGTCACGGCTGTACACAGAGAAGACAGCAGCAGAACGCCATTTCTCAGCACAGATGCGGGAACAAGAGGACTTTGACTTCATGGTTGATGAAGCATCCGAGTATGCTTACTCCACAATGAATCTACGTGGTCCAGGGGCAGCATTTAAAGTATCTGATTTGCTTGCTGACATCTTCCCATCATTGGCTCAAATGCGTAAAGATAGTTTTGATAGGTACAAGGAACTACGTGCGGCTTCAAGCCCAGATGTTACTGATGATACTATTAACAAAGACGTGACCCGCGAACTCTTTAGTAAGTGGGAAGAGAAGATACCTCCTAACATGTGGGGACTTGCCAAGAACTTATTTGTAAAGGGTTTTTATAATGATATGAACAGCAGACGAAATGCAATAAAGATATTCGGTGCGCCCCCAACAGAAGTCACTGAGGAGTAGACATGGACTGGAATAAATTTTTATCCGCTGGAGCTGAACCCCTAAAGTCTACAGAACAAGTGGAGTTTGATGAAGCTATCCAACTGGATGTAGTTAAACCCAACCCTGTTTTTAATAATTCCCCTGTACGGGCCCTACAAATAATGGAGCAGGACGAGGAAGAGAGGGAGAATAACTGGCATTATACTAAGGACCGGCTTGTGGACAGACTGTCTGATCTAGGCACTGAAACAGCGGGCTTAATCTTTGGTAAACACGCACCACTTGGTGGGTTTGGACTTTTCCAAGGCCGCAGTACTCAGTATGAGCAGATGCAGGGAATGATCCTTAATTACAGTGGCTTCAGGAAGGGGTCTGGAAAGGGTGGACCCTCTGCATTGGGAGAGGCAATGGCCTATGTGGGTGATCTTAAACGGAAGCTACACTCCAATGGTGTCAATGTAAAGGACTCCTTTAACCTCCGTAACATACTGGAGGGTACCCATTTTACCCTAATGGATAATTTGGGTAAGAACTTCCACGGCAGAGTAGCCGAGGGGGATGCCAAATTGTTGACTGGTATGGCTGTAATGGGTCAGGTTGTACGCCACTCAGAGAAGGCAGACAACACAATAGCTGACACTATGCCTATTGTTCTTGATACACTAAAGGAGGGCGGCCTTGAATTTGACGGCCCGTGGGGGAGGTTTAACAACGAACTGCATCAACTCCGCAGGGAAAGGGACTTGGACACCACTGAAACTCCCTTAAGCGTGAACAAAACCATGCAGAATAGAGGCTGGTTGGATGTGGATGCCACACGTATCAAAGATTGGTACCAAAAACTGACTGGGAAGGAAGCTCCTGAGGACATACTCCTAGATGATGCCAGGAAGCCCATCTTCGCATTTTTGGATAAAGTGGACTCACTCACTGCAAAAGCCAACAAAGCCGTCATATGGAAGGCTATGGGGGTGAATATCAACCTTGACCACGTTAACGAGGATGGTACTATCGCAGGACTACGTGAGATGCGAGAGAGTGCGGGAGCCATGATGCGGTTTGATAGGGCCCTTGGATTGGATGTGGCATACGATAATGAGTACGAACACGCTGAAAATGCTGCTGTCAAGAGCATAAAAGCTGATATGTTTACAAAAGGACCCACTGAAGCCCTCAAAAACACAGGGTTAAGCGATGATAGATTAAACGAACTCACCAAGCAGTACACCCAAAAACTCCAGCCCCCAGCCCCGGTTGTACCTGGTAAAACTTCTCCGTTTGGTCGATACCAGATAACAACTGAACAGGGTGCATGGGAGTGGCTACGCCGCCAGGCGTTCCAAGACAAAGAAGTGGCTGCGGCTATTGGTGTGGCCAAAGGGTCCAAACGACACGCTTGGATTAAAAGCAACACAGAGAAACTGGATAAGATAGCTCTTGAGGATGATATACCCCCAGAACTCATGGCTGAGTACAGGGATAAAGTGAAGGACGCCCGTATTAAAGCCACAGCAGTTAGTGATAGACGACAACAGGAATATGATTGGGCATATGCAATCCGCCACGCTAATTCTATTGTGGGAGGTATTGGGCAGCTCATACACAAAATACCCGGTATTGGATACATGGGTGATAGTCTTGGGGGTATATACAAGCAGTTGAATGCAGAAATGTACAACATCCCAGTAAGTGAGCGGCTTGATGAAAGTATTGGACAGAATATTGTAGACGTATTACAGAAGAATATCACGGATACTTTGGGCTTTATGCCCTGTAGCCAAGATGAACTCATTGAAAAGTACCTGGACAGAGCAGCAGCAGGAGAGACCATACCTATTGCCGACCAGTTATATACACTTGGTGGGCAGGGCATGCGCATGTTCTATGACCTCCCCTTCATAATGATGAAAAACCCGGCTGAATTCGCGGCTATAGGGGGGTCCCTACGGTTGTATGGTAAAGCAGCCACAGGCGTTATCAACAAAGTGCAAAAAGCCACAGGGTCTAAGGGTCTGGGCACTCTTACTGGTTTTGCGCTGCGCCCCCACGAGTTCATTAAGAACATGACTAAGCCTCTACGTGACTTCCAGAGTGAGCGTATGTTGTTTGGTATGTCTGTGGGTAAGTTCAAGCAGACACTCAATAAAATGCCAGCCCCACTAAGAGACCAGTATTGGGAAACTTTTAAGAAGATATCCAATGAACTTGCCACCAGTGATGTTGAGGGTATGGTCCCCATATCTAACAAACTCAAATCCCTTGAGTCTGCTATGGGCCACCTTATTGCTAAAGCGGGGGCACAAAAGGGACTATCTAATAAAGACGTACACACATTTGCTGAATTGGCACGGAAACATGATGTGCCTCTGGAAGCCACAAACTTAGCATTTGCCACACCCTTTGGCAATGGCCGTTTTGTGGACGGAATGGTAGCAGAACACACATATATTAAACAACAACAGCACTTTGCCAACATAGAGAAGTCTATTGAGGTACAGGCTGCAGGTAGATTTGGAACCACAGCAGCTCAAAGCGTAGTAAACTTCAACAACAACTATAGAAAATGGGTCAGTTCCCCTAAACAACGAGCCGCTAAGAGCCTTAGAAACGCTTTAAACAAAAGAGGGTGGAGCACTGAGTGGGTGGACAAGCACATAGAAGCTTTTACAGCACGTGAAAAATATGAAGAGGCTACCAGTATGGACCAGACCATATTTGAGTCAGCCGCACAATACAACTATGAAGCAACACGCCGCACTAACTTCCGTAAACGCCTTATGGATGGGATGCGAGAGACATTTGGCCTCCGCACAAATAGTCTTAAAGGCCTCCTCCCTAAAGAGGAAGCCACAACACCTGAGGGTAAGGCCCGTGTGAAGCAGATGCAGCAGGATATAGAAGTGCTTGAGAATGTACGGAACACTCTAGACTATGATGGAAGGGCCCTAGGGAAACTCGGTCAGAGTAGACTGGTCCCTCTTGCTGATAATCCCGCTTCAGAGTTTAAAGAAGTGGAAAATGGATGGCGTACGTCTGGTGGTGACTCCCATAAGGAAGCCATATACAACCACCTTGCACGGCTTGTGTATGCAGACATGGATGTAATAGGAGATCTTGCCTACTTCTTTAATGATTCAAAACTGGCACATAACCTTGCCAAACTTCGTACACGTAAACCCACAGACAAACACTTCGACGTACTGAAGAAGATCATTAAGACATCTGAAAAGAACTCAGAGAATAAACTGTTCACAGACAGGCCCCCAGTGCATAAGGAACAAGTGATACGACAAGGACGTGATATGGTAGCGGCAATTAAGAATGTAGCGGGTGAGCACAACAGCATGATACTGGCAGACCTTGCCACAACAGCTATCAACTCCCATTACAACATGAACCAGAACAGAATCTTCCGTATGAAGTCCCAACGTATTGAGAATCAAGGCCAGTGTGCCCAGGCCAGTATCTCCAAAGCCCGTGACCTTATGGATCAACTGTCTACAAAACAAGAAAAGGAGTTTGCTGGGTTGTCGAAGCTTCCCCCTAAGGAGTTACTCAAGAGAGAAGGGTCAAGTCCTATGGTGGACGCAGCCATTGAGGTACTAGGGATACGTAACCACCTTATTGATATGATGGTGGACGTAGGCAAGTTGACAAATGAAGAGGCCAACAGTATGCGTAGTAAGGGAATCGACCCCCATGTGTATGCTAAGGACATATACCGCAGTGACTTACGTAAATATGAATCTGCCACACACACAGTTACTCAGAACGTGGGCAAAGACGCACCAGAGTTCTCACGTCTAAACGTACAGAGAAAGGCAAACACCCCCAGGATTACATGGTATGATGAGGCCCAAGGTAAACGCCGTATAATTGACATAACCACAGACAAAGACGGAAAGACACTACCCCTTAACAAACGCCGTAAAGAGGCCACACGCCGAATAAAAGAAATTGTTACAAAACAACCCGGCCTTAAGGACAAAGTGAAACTGGTCGAGGAACTCACCGAGTTTGATATGGGTATGATGGGTCTGTTTGATGCCGAGGGCAGCCATATTACATCTGTATTGCAGGAGATGTTGGTGGACGTGACAAAAGCACGACTACTTAATGAAGTTGGGTTAATGCAAGGCATGATAATGAACAGGATGCCACGGGAATATAGGACAAACGGCAAGGCAGGAGACTGGGTATATCTTGGCCCCACCAAACGCTATAAGGGCAGCGGTGAGTCTGAGCCCGTATCATTTCAAAACCTCACACATGAACAACGTCTACATCTCCGCAGAGAGTGGGGGACTATGGCCGGAAAATATGTACACAGACGCTTCTTCGACCACATCAACTCCTGGGAGGATTACTCCACACTGTTAAGTGCAGTGAGTAAGTCCATGAAAGAGGGTCGCAATGAGATGGGTAAGACACTGGGAGCGGAGTATGATAACATTATTGACACCGCTACATCAAATATTATGGACAAATTATCCACACCTGGGGACATGCCCTTCTTCAAGTGGGCTGGACGAGCACTGCGGCAGAACTTAATCACTCAGAGTGTAAGCACCTTCAATAAAAACTTCATGGGGGCATTGACTTTTGCCCATCAATCAGGAGCCAAGCTACTAGACCCCTGTTTCTGGAAGGGGTTTGGACAAAAGAAACATCTTGCAAATTTTGACTACCTCCTTGACGTGTTTAATGAGCACGACATATACAAGCTTAAAGTAAGGGGTACACCAGAACAACAACAACAATCTTTAAATGCAGAGTTTGCGCGGAAGAAATTTAGTGCTGATAAGATTGATATGCTACAAAAGTTTAAATATTGTATGGACCACGGCCTTATTGAAAGGTCTGATGAGGGTATTGTTAAGGGGGGTGAACGTCAGTTACGACCAGGTAAACGTTCTGTTGGAGAGCAGCGGAAGAAGGACCAGCGCAACACTTTACGAGATATCACAAGACACCAAGAAGTAATATCCCATCTTAAGAATGTATTAGAGACAGCCGAACAAAAAACACCAGAAAGAGTATACACCCCCAAGCAGAGAGCACAGGCAGAACGGCGTATTATTGCACACACCACAGAAATGACCAAACTCAAGAAAGAAATGATTAAGTACAACTTCCGCAGTAATTGGCGAGATGGTTTGGATGAGGCGTGGAGGTATATTAAAAGTGGTGACCCTAAAAAACGTGGTAACTACTCTGTAATTAAGGAACGTATTGGACAGGCTTATGGTAAAGTTGATCCACGTGTTAAGTGGATGACTTTTAACTACCTTGTAAGTGAGATGGGTTTGTCTAAACAAGCAGCCGTGGAACGGGTTAAGGACTACCACCAGAACTACGGTGCTGTGTCTCCAGGAGTACGTAAACTCAGTAACGCACCGCTTATAGGATCATTTGTACCCTCATTCCCAGCAGAGGCCGCACGTATTATTAAAAATGGTATGATGGAGAATCCTGGTCGAATCTTTAGTCCACTTATATCAATGGCCACAGCCAACTCAGCCGCTTTAATGTCCCAAGGTATGATGTTATCTGACTACGCCAACATTACAGGCAATGAGTCTGGTTGGGAACAACTGCGTGGAATGTTGACAGGTCTTATAATACCTACAGGACACGGAAATTTCACACGTTTTGACATGACTGACTTCACACCCTTCGGACCCTTTATGGAGTCTTCCTCTATGTTCAAGACACTTACTGATACTATGGCAAAAGATAGCATGCTTGCACAGGCTGCAATACCCGCAGTAAACTTCATGTCTAACTTTGTTCTTAACACACCAGGTATGCAAGCCACACAAAAACTGGCAACTGGTGTGGACCCCTGGTCGGGCAAAGTAACATACCAACGTGGTCTCGGTGATGGTTTAGCATCACTTGCAAAAAGCGGAGCTAACCTTTTCCTCCCTGCTGCTGTTACACAAACATATGAGACTGTGGCTGCGTGGCGGGACTCTCCGACATCACTCATAACCCAACGCAACATACGTGGTGTGGACGCCGCACTGAGACTAGTGGGGGTGCGTTCAAGCACTTTAGGGAAGAAACAACAAAAGGCGCACCTCGCACTGGGTTTTATGAATGAGTCCACACGGCTTGAGTTAATCAAGGCTTATGAGGAACTGCCCAGAGAGTTTAAACACAAGGTGTACATGTTGGGAGAACATTTTGACGCACGTGATCCTGAACAACAACAGGAGTATAAAGCTCTTGTGGACGAACGAATGAAACAAGTAGGAGACACACTGCAAGTAGGCAACCAGAAATGGGATATGTCCAAGAGTGTGTACTCAGAAGTTGAGAAGAAGAAGAGGGCAGCACAAATATTCAATATGTTGCACCGCAATATCAATAAGACTATTGAAAGGATACCCGTAAGCAGGAAGTTGAAGTTTGCCAGGGCTGTGAAGAATACGTGGGGCATGGACGAACCAGAGTATAAGCATACCGTTTTATCTCTGTCTGATCCTCGATACCTCGCCAGTCAGCATGACTTAGAAACACTTATGGCCGTATGGAAAGAAGCCACACAGATGGGAGAGAAGACTACGGATGAACAGTTCTTAGGGGATTTGGGTGCTATTAAGGGCGGCCTACTGCTTAGGATGAGGGATTTGATTCCACGTACAGCAGACCGCCGTAAACAATTAGTGCGGCAGATATTGGACTCAACTAAGGGTAACTTAGACGCCAACCTTAACAAGTTATTTCTTCAGTCTGTTGGACTATAATCACTTTGCGGGTACACCTTTAACAATTACATTTGGAGGCACATTCCTTGTAACCACCGCACCGGCACCAACAATAGACCCACTACCAATTATAATGTTGGGTAAAATTACTGCCCCAAGCCCAATAAATGCACCCCCACAAATAGTAACCCTTCCCCCAATAGTTGTATTGGCTGCTATGTTTACATATTCACCTAACCACACATCGTGTTCTAATACTGCACCAGAATGAACTATACTATGCCTACCTATGAAAACACCATTAGATATTATAGCCCCCATATTTAATATACACCCAGGAGCAACATAAGAGCTTTTATGAATATAGGTTTGCACTAAAGAAATAAACTGTGATGGCTCAATTAAATGTGCTACTTTTCTCTTTAAACGCCAATCCCCGTGGGCTATTATAGCTTTATCCCATGGCCAAACAGGAACTTTAATGTTGTTCTGTTCAATGTCCCATGGTATACAGTTATACTTATCTTCAAAAGCATTGATACAATATTGAGCCTGTGCGCCAGTACCACAAATTAACAACGTATTCATCATAATAAATCCTTTAACACTTTCTTCAGTCTGTTGGTTTGTAAGAAGTGACAGTAAGATTAAACCTTCTCAGTCCGTGCATGAAAAATGCTGGGTATAGTTTATTATCCGAAGCTTTTATTATTTTTATTTGTTCTTCTGTTAAAAATAATTGACTGTCTTCAGGTGATCTACGCTTTAAAAGTCCTGTCCTTTCTATAGCAGACACATCAGTCCCTGTATATACAGCTTCCTTTATAAGCTCAGCATACCACGTATGACACTCGTCTACAACTTCAGAGTATAACATACCCTCAATATTCAACCTAACAAACGCCACACCCCGCCTATTATCCAGAGGCTCATTTTGTTTAACGTGTATAGCGTGGACCTCAATAGTGTCTTCCCCCGCCAGTATCTGGTGGTTTAAAACGGAGGCCCCTCTGTATTTAGTGGGATCTGCTCTATGGATGTTTAATACGTACCCTCCAGTATGTTCATAATCCTTTATTGTATAATCAGATATATTTCTCCCGAATTCTACAGTTATTAAAATGGATCTATCAATGCGGTGGGATACAGAACAAACAGCATAGCACAAATTAACCACATATCCTTTCCCTAACTTCCTTATAACAGAAGACTTTAAAGCATCACCTATTTTCCTACTATTTTCACCTACCAGTATATCAACATATGTCATATCACTCTCCTTGTACTGTGTCCACTAAACACCACTTCTTCGCCTGCTTCGCATCAAATGTAAGCAGGCTCTTACCATGTATCCTACTCCGCCACGTCCGCACAGACGTGTCAGTCAACTCACTCAACAACGTATAAAAACGATCAATGGTAGACTGTAGATTCCTTTTTTCAGACTCAAACACTGCTGGGTCGCCTTGTATCGTAGTAATGTAGGGCTCATGGAGGCCAAATAGGGTGTGTTCCATTGCAAGGCGGTGCCCTTTACTCCCAGCCGCCACAATAAGAGGGGCTCCTGACATAACCTCCCCTACTGCAAGGGTGTTTACGTTACCCTTCATCCGCCAATACTTAAACAAATCCACAAACACACAAAACACATCACTATCCCCCCCCTCTGAAGACACAATAACATCTAACACCACTTCAGAAAAGTCTGTGGGGTTGAGCATTGTGTGATATATATCACACATCCTGATGACAGTGTGTGTATTCAACTCCCCAATTATAGGCATTAAAATAGACTTCATAGCTGCATCCTCCATAGATGATTACTTGCATACGGCTCTCCACCTGGTATAGATGAGGTACTATAAATATGTGTAAATATATTACTTTCACCTACTACCGTGTGGTTATTCACCACATTTTTTAACTTTTTACTCTGCGTATCATGTTTCTTCCTCTGTGATATGGATTGCTCTATTGCAGCAATTGTATTTAACTCATCGAGGGTACTAATACACTGATACGCGCGGGGGTTGAAGTAATACCTACCGGGAATAAAGTGCTCCCGTAACTTTAATTCTCTTTTCTTGTGACAGACCAAAGCACCCCCACCACACCAAGAACCCATCGGCTTTGACTCTTCAAAAGACAACACAGCATACTGCGTGGGTTTAAATGTCAACCCTTTGAACATATTAAAATAACATGTTTGGGCACAGTCATACATTAAGGCGGAAAATATATCCCAGTATTCTTTATGTATAGCCTCCCCACCAAGGGCCACAGGGGCAACAACACTAAAACTACCAGTAAGGCGGTTTAATATAACCTCTCTCGAACATGCGTGGCACTCAAAACCAAGCCGTTCACTAATATTACCAACAGCATGAAAATTGGGCCACTCTGCATATACAGTAGGCAGCACACTAAATGTTCCCAAAGCCATATGAATACCCGCCGCCGCTCTATTCACGTATATTACTGCCGTGTCTTCCGCCAATCCCAGCCACTCGTGAAGTGCCTTTTCCACCCCTTTTGCCTGTTCTCTCCACTTTAAAGGCTTGCGCATAATTAGCATCCCATTCCTCCTTTGTTATTTGCATTGGTCTCCGTTTATCCCCTTTACCATTTCTCATATCCCATACACCTGTAATTTTTGAGGATGATTTATACGGTATATATTATCAAACAGTTCTTCTCCAAGCACATTTCTTGTAGTACTCTCACAATCTCTAACCTTATCAACAGGTAGTTGCCTACCACCTAAAGCTACATTAAGCGCACAGAAAGCCAGGCGGCTTATTTCGTCTTGGTTCAGTTCTGTTGCTACCTTAAATAGGTTTACTTCACCGTCGCATAAACAATCTTTAAATTTTAATTTATTTCTCATTTGTTTCTTCCTTTCTATAGAAGTTCTAAGTAGGGTAAACCGTCTTCACACCACGCCATGGCGTGGCTCCAATTAACATCACTCGCATAGCCTGGTTTAAGGTCACACAGACAACCGCTCTCCACAGCACCTATATGCTTACCTGAGGAGAGGCGCAGGTACATTGAGGAGGCGCGGTGGGAGTGACCTTGCACTACACTACCCATGTACTTATTGAGATTACACATACACACATTACCTGAGAACTTTCGGCCATGTATATAACTAATATCGTCAATAACAACAGCGTTGAGGTTATAGGGATAAAACTTCCAAGTTTTGGGTATCTCCAGTATCTGCTCCAAAGCCAACGCAGGAATATTCGATAGTTCAGGACAATTACGTGTCACATACTTGCTTAAACGCGATTCATGGTTTCCCGCTAAGTAGTGTACCTCACACCCTTTAAATCGCTTCTGGAAGTATGCCAACATACCACGAACCAGTTCTATCTCTTGCCAAAATGCTGCCCTCTTATCCAACTTCCTACTAAATGTACTAATAGCCTCCATATCAGCAATATCACCAAGCAGTATAACTTTCCCCGCCTTCTCCTCATCCACCCGGTTGAGAGCGTTTTCAATAGCATTCATGTCGTGTTTAGGTATGTGCATATCCGGCAACACGGCGTGTAATTTCTTATTTCTTTTCATGTGTGTCCTCCTTTGTGGGTTTTAAGTGTCTTTGTGGGCAAGTAATAACCAGTTGTTTAATCAGCTTACCTGAAGCTATTGCTTTAATAAAAGCATCCACAGCATTAGACTCGATTTTTCTTTTCATTATCCAACCTCCTTTTTATCTCTTTAATCTCACCCTCAATATCCTTTATCTTGGCCTTCACCCAGCCAACAACACCACCAGCCGAAAAGACCAACGCTAACAACTCCTTTACTTCATCCACTATCCACCACCTAACATCGTTACTATATATGTTTTGTGTTTCATTTGGATGCCCCTTCTTTAAACATATTACAAACAGCTTCGTGTTTCTGGTCACACCTATAATGTTCCACACACTTCCACTGTTCACCCTCCCAATACTGTAATTCTGGCTTGCTGGGCACCCCATCTTTATCATAAACTGTTAAGTATCTAAGCTCCATTATTTTGGTGCTCCTTCTTTTTTAAATTCCTTATACGCCTTACTGTTTCCCA